CTAATTGATCCATCAAGACTAGATACGCGTTAGCAACTGATGTGTTAGCAATAACAACATCATCACCTAAGACAGCATAATCCTCAAATCAGGTTTTTCAACCCGCTCGAAGAGCAGCTATTTGGATGATGACGTGATGTGTTAAAGCCAACATAGCTCATGAAGAAAGAGCTCCCATTGGTTGACCCACCGTATATCGATAACTTTTATCTTTTAGATAATAGTCGCGATCTACTAGAAGGTCTTTTCAAGCTATGGCTGTCTCTCTGTTATTAAATAGAGAAGATAGAACATCAACTTGAATATCAATGGGTAGTCTGTCAGTGGCGGAGCTAAGATCAAAGCTATATAATTGCTTTAATCCTTTATCTAACAACTTTTGAACAGGTTTAACTTGCTCAAAAGTCCCATCTTGAGGGATATTTCTCAATATCTCCAAGAGGGCGTTATGTAATGGACTCAATAATGATTGAGTCCAAGCATCCACCATGGCAAATACTCTGATTTTACCAGCTGGTTCGTGTTTTAAACTAAGCTTACCCAATTTCAGCTGACCTGTTGATCAGTGAGGCATGGACACTCCCTGGAAGGGAATGGCCATCTCATTGTTCAACTTTCTTAAAAGACTCGAGCAATTTGAAAGAAGTGCAAACTTCTTAAAATGCTCATACAAAGTAGGATTCTCAATAAATGCTTTCGCATCTATAGGATATCCCACTAATTGAATCTTTGAGTTAGGTCCAGCTGTGGTTAGAGTAAGTAACGGCCGAGCCACAGTGAACACCGATTTTGTCGGTGCAAAGTAATTTTGCCGGTCCAACTTAAAGGGACCGACTCACTGCATAATTAAATCTACTTCTGGAAAGGTTGTTACCAATCCGGAATGAGGCGATGTTATCGTCTCAAGATTCAATTTAGGCGCGGCTGGCATCACTCTAAATACCGATAAACCAGTCAAGACTAACTTAATTACTCTCAGGTCTTTTGCCTCCATAAGGAGACGGAGATCACCGGGAATAATTAAAGGAAGTCCACGACGGATAGCAACTCTAGGTTCACTAGAACTTCGAGCTACTTCTCCACCAAGAGTCTTCTGACAAAGTCGGAGACTCTCCTTCAAATATTGAACGCACATTGTAGATCCTGAATCTCTTTGTAGCGCATCAATACGCGAAGCTAGTTTAATAAAACTAGTGTGGAGCGGTTGATTATTAAAACCAAGTAGTCAGACTGAGACTTTAAAGAATTTTCAAAACATAAATTTATTATATTTTGTAAATCTCTTAGAGACTCATGTTTT